GAAACTACGTTCTCTTGGATTATATTTGGTTTTTTCAGATAAATGAACTTGACTTTTTCTCCGTTACCAATAAGTGAATACTTATTAGTTAACTTTTTCTTACTCACATAGTGATTAAAAAGAAGAGCACCACGTATATGTATGGGAGTTCCTTTTGCATAGATTGTAGAAGATGCTTTATACTTTCTAACATCAGATGCAGTCCTTGGGAATGCTATATCTTCTGGTGGAAGTTCTTTAAACTTTCTACGACAATCATCAATATAATCAATCACCTCATCCTCAGTACCATTCATCACAAGTTTAAGTCCATCCTTAATCATTGTACGACAAGGTGCTGGTGTTGAGGATTTAACTGCCTCAATACCCATCATCTTTAGTTTAGGTTCTTCATATCGAACACCCTCACTATCCCATACATTAAGGATATATCTCTTCTTAGCAGTCCATATACCACGTTCAGCAATATTCTCCCTCTTCATGAACATCTTCTGATCATAAGCATTTACGTAGGATGCCAACGCTTCATAAGAACCCTCAATAAAAGGCTCAAATTCAGTTTCACACACCTTGTTAAGGAACCCAACAACGCCCTCATTAGTTTTCTCTCTCCCCTTGTATACAGCCTCAACCAGAGGACCCAAATTAAGATAAATGGAATCGGTATCAGAAGCAATAACATAATCCTCTCCTTCAGTTTTTAAAATTTTATTAATGTGAGCATTCATCTTATCTTCTATCCATCGAATAGAGACTTGCCCACTTAAGGTAATGGCTTCAGCGTTAGCCAGTTTGTAATATCGAAAATACTGATTGCCAATAGCACCATAAGCAGAGTTAAGTTGAATCTTCCTTGCCATCTGGATGTTGTTACATCTTGCGATTTCTTTTTCAAGAGTTTTTGTTTTCTTCTTTTCATAATCCTGCTTTGCCGCAAGCATCTTCTTCTTGTATATCGTTCTGTCCTTATAAATCTTCTCCATGATTTCAGGAAGGAACCCACGAACATCCTTCCTATATTGAGCTCCATTCGCACAAACTGCATAATCCCCATCTATTACCTCTTGCTCTTGGAGGAGTCTATCAACTGTAACGGATGGATGCCTTCGTTCAATGAGGGTTTCGGGTGAAATATTATATTGCATAATAAGATGAGGGTACAGACTGTTGAGGTCAAAACTAACCACCCAATCATACTTTCCTGGAATCGGTTCCTTGACATAAGCACCTGCGTATTTTGCGTCCTTATCGGATCTTTCTTTTGGAGGAATAACAATGTTCTTCTTCTTTAAATAATTATAAATTATGGTGTCCCACATACGAACTTGATAGAATACATCAGCATAATTTACCTTAGCATCATATGCCATCGTAATGGCAAGTTCGATGAGTTTCATCTTGTCTTCCATACGGTCAACAAGTTCAACGTCAATTATATTATACTCTACAAACTTTTGCCAACCCTTTGTGTAGAAGTCCTTAAATGTATCAAACTCAGAGTGATCGAGTTTCTTTTGTCCAAGTTCTACACTAGCAATATAGTCCAAACGATATGATTCTTGTGCCTTATAAGTAAACTTCTTATAGAGATTAAGATAGTCTAACTGAGTAACACCACCAACATCATATGCAATGTTCTTACGTCCAGCAATATAAACTTCTTTCTCTGTCACCAATCCCCAAGGTGACATCCTCCGCATCAATTTCTCACCTAAGATTCTTTCAAGACGACGACAAAGATATGGAATATCATATAACTCACTATTCCATCCAGTAATAACTTCTGGAGTATTATCTTCAATCATCCACCAATTAATAAAATCAGTTAAAAGTTCATACTCAGTTCTAAATGCTTTATACTTTACATTCTTTTGTTTATTGTTGAATGGACCTAAACCCCATGTAAGAATTTCCTTTGTATTATAATCCTGTAAAGTAATAAGAAGTATTTCTTCTGCAGCAGATTCTACATCAGGGAATCCATTCTCTGATTTAACCTCTATGTCAATTGTGGTTATCTTTATCTGGTTTGTGTCAAACTTAATTTCTTCAGAAGGATACTTCTCAGAAATATACTGATAGATATATCGATCATTACCATATATTTTAAAATTCTCTACACCATCATACTTCTTTATAAACTCACGACAATCACGAACAGAACCAGGTTCAATTGATTCAACATATTCTCCTTCTAAGGTTTTATATTTCGTTTTATTTTTAGAAGGAACAAAAAGGGTTGGATAAAACTTCTCACGAGTTGCAAAATGTTTTCCATTCTCAACACCACGAACCAAGAAGTTGTCTCCAACCATCTGGACGTTAGTATAAAATCTCATTACGAAGTTAATTCAATGTATTTGTCTATAACTGTACCAGTAGGATCCGCAATTGTCAAGATATCTTCAGCACGAATCATAAATTCAGTTTGATTTGTAACATCACCTTTCCAAGGTTTCATATCATCCAAACTATTGAATAATAATGGATTAATCAATTTGCAATTAGGATCACCTATTTCAGCATCCATTTCTACAATTTCAGTGATAAGAACATTATCAGTGTCAATCAAAACACACTTAACTACTTTGTCCATTTACCTTCTCCTCATACATTTTTACTACTGATTCTAATGGTTCTACTACAGTCACAACCCAATCTGTAGGAACAACTACTTCTTTATCTGCAGATAATATAATCCAAGGTGATAAAGTAACTTCTACACTATTATCATCTTGTTGTTCTTCAGTTAGAAGCATAGGTTGTGTAGAGATAACTTTGTGTGGTCTTGTGAATAGATAACCACGAACCTTTTCCTCCGATACTAATTCTTTAGCATCAGCAATTACTTGCTCACCAGACTTAAGTACCGCTAATTTAATCGACATGATAAAACATTTCCTCTTTGAATTATAGCATAAAAAAAGGGGTTTGAAAACCCCTTTGATATTTAGAACCAGTCCTTTCTAGCGTGATGTTCTGGAACTATCTTGTTTAATTCCACGGTGAGTAATCCATCTTCAAACTTGACGGATCCAACCTCCGTATCATCTGTGATCGTCCAAACTCGTTGGAAGGAACGTTGAGCCAATCCTTTGTGGACAAACGTTCCATCAACTTCTGGTTCTTCTTTCTTGCCTTCGATATATAATTTTCCAAACTCTGTATAGACTTTGACTTCATCTTTCTTGAACCCTGCAAGTGCCATTTCGAGTTTTGATTCATGATTATTTAATTGTACCAAATTATACGGTGGATAGTTTGATTGTGGAATATCTGAATTGAAAAATCTATCTAGATAATCATCCATCCCTATGCCATTTTGTCTTATCACCTTCATTAGTTCTGGAAGGTTGGCACTGTGATATGTTGCTAAGTTAGTCATGGTTCTCCTTTAAAAGCGAGTGTGTAATTGTGTCCCCGAAGGCGACATTACTATTTAACCAAAACTACTCAAAATTGTCAGTGAGGAATACCCCAAATTTTTGTACAGTAATCCCTAATCGATCTGTCAGAAGAGAAGAAACCCGAACGTGCAGTGTTGATAACCGACATACGGTTCCATGAATCACGATTTACCCATGCTCTACTTACTCTATCTTGAGCATCTAAGTAATCAGAGAAATCTGCAAAGACACAGAAAGGATCATGATTAAGAAGATTGTCCAATAAAGGTTCAAACTTTTCTTTATCACCCTGACTGAAATGTCCTCCCTTAATAAGATTAATAACTTCCCAAAGTTCTGCACTCATATGATGCTTAGGATCATAACCATTCTGCCATAATTCTGCAATACCTTTCTCATCATGTCCAAAGAGGAAGAAGTTTTCTTCTCCTACAAGTTCACGTATCTCTACATTAGCACCATCAAGTGTACCAATAGTAAGAGCACCATTCATCTGGAACTTCATATTACCTGTACCTGATGCTTCCTTACCAGCAGTAGAAATCTGTTCTGATAAATCAGCAGCAGGATATACTAACTCACCTAATTTTACACTATAGTTTGGTAAGAAAATTACCCTCAACTTACCATCCATATCAGGATCAGTATTGACTACCTCTGCTATATGACAAATAAATTCTATAATCAATTTTGCCATATAATAACCTGGTGCTGCTTTACCACCAAAGATTACAGTTCTAGGTACTACATCAACACCATTCTTTATTCTTAGATATTGAGAAACAATCCAAAGAGCAAGAAGATGTTGTCTTTTATATTCATGTATCCTCTTTACTTGTACATCAAATATACTATTAGGATCTACAGCAATACCAAGATTATCAAAAATATAAGTTGCTAGATTGTGCTTACCTATAATTTTAGTAGATGCAATCTTCTCTAATAATTCAGGATCATATTGCTTCTCTTCCAACTTTTTCAAAGAATCCATATTAGTAATCCAATCATTACCAACATATTCATCAAGTACCTCAGTAAGTGCTGGATTTGAAGATGCTATCCATCTTCTAGGAGTCACACCATTAGTAACATTAGTAAACTTATGAGGCCACAAATCATAAAACTCTGGCATTAATTGAGTCTTAACTAATTCAGAATGTAATGCAGCAACACCATTCACATGATGAGAACCAACAGTAGCAAGATGTGCCATACGAACTGCCTTATTACCATTCTCATCAATGATGGACATTCTCTCCAACATCATATCATCACCAGGATAGTGTAAACGTACTACCTGTAAGAATCTTCTATTAATCTCATAGATGATTTCCATGTGTCTTGGTAAAAGAGTTTTAAATAATTTCAAGTCCCATTTCTCAAGTGCTTCTGGTAATAGTGTATGGTTAGTATAGGCAACTGATTTAGTTACTATCTCCCATGCAGCATCCCACTCAAGATGTCTTTCATCTACAAGTAATCTCATCAACTCTGCAACAGCAACTGCAGGGTGTGTATCATTTAATTGTACTTGCCAATGATGTGGGAAATCTTCTATAGGATATCCACGTTTCTCTAGACTCCTAATCATGTCTTGAAGAGAAGCACTAACAAAGAAGAACTGTTGTTTTAATCTTAACTCCTTACCTTGATCAGTTCCATCATTAGGATAAAGAACCTTGGAGATGGTTTCTGATGTAACACTCTGTTCTACTGATCCCATATAGTCACCTATATTGAATGCATAGAAATCAAATGTCTCAGTAGCATCTGCTCTCCATAGTCTTAACCTATTACAATTATTAACTCTATATCCCAATTGAAGAATATCATAAGGAACGGCAATAACCTGTTCTTCAGGAACCCAACGAACTCTATAATTTCCTCTATCCGATACATAGTTCTCTACTCTACCACCAAATCCAACATGAACTGATTCATCTGGATGACAAAGTTCCCAAGGCCATTCTCCATGTAACCAATTATCAGTAACTTCTATCTGCTGATTATCCCGTATTTGCTGCTTGAATATACCATACTTATATCTGATACCATAACCAGTAGCAGGTACTTCTAACGTAGCAAGAGACTCCATATAACATGCTGCTAATCTTCCCAAACCACCATTACCTAAACCAGGTTCTTCTGCAGTATCTAAAACTTGATCTAATCTATATCCATATTGCTCCAATGCTTCTTCTGCTTCTTTCCTTATACCTAAACTTATAAGATTGTTATTTAATTGAGGACCAATCAAAAACTCTGCAGAAAGATATGCTATTTCCTTACCAGAAGGTTCTTCCATAGATAACCAATAATTAATTATCTGATCTCTTACAGCATAACTCAATGCCATATAGAAATCATGAAGAGATGCTTTATCGGGACGTTTTCCTAAAGTATAAAAAAGACGTTCCTTAATGCCATTAGATAAACTATTCGTCAACTTTTTTCTTCTTGCTACCTATATTATACTTTGTTTCCAGTATCCAATCACCTTTGTCCTTATATGCTAATACTTTAATTTGATTTAAAGGTGCAATATCCTGTATCTTATCACCATCTACGACAGTAACCAATCCCCAATCAGAAAGAAGCTGAGCAATACGATTCCTACGCTGAACATCGTTAGAAGTAAGATTGGCATGTTTCCCATCAAGAGCGAATAGTTCTTTAAAATGGACAAGATAGTACCTTCCTTGCTTATGTAGAATATGGCAAGATTGATATATCTTTTTCTCTTTTCTTGATGCTACTCCAATTCTTGTTAGAGTTTCTCTTACTTTTAAAAAGTCATCTGGTTCACCCAGTACAACTTCTACCATCTGTTCAGGTGTCCAGGACACTTCAGGTTCCTTAACCGTACTCATCGTCTTCCTCCAGTTTCAAACTTCGATTTTATAAAATTAATTTGTTCTTTGGTTAGGATTTTTAGAGCCTGCTTTGCCTTTTCGTTACTATAACCATAATAACGTTTCACCAATTCAAGATCTTTAATCTCATCTTTGCGGAGCCAAGGAGAATATCTCTTCTTAGATCTCAAGGTATTTATAAAAAAGTCGTATTGAAGTTTCTTTGGTAAGAAATTATACCGATTCATTTCATTTGCAAACATGATTGAATCAAGATGTCCAGAGTAAATACGATTGATAATATATGGAGAATACTCCTTTTCCATTAGAGGATCTTCATCAATAAGATTCTTCTTAGTTTGATTTATTGAATTAAGCCAATCCTTGAGTTCCATAATTAAGTAGAAGTAGTTCTTTACGTTGTTGCTGATCTTTCATATATTCGCCAACAGAACGCATAGTATATGTTAAATCAAATTCAACAGCATTCCAATTATTAAATCTTTCTTTAATCAACTGATCTGAATTATAACTAATCATTATATTTACTTTAGATTTGCTACAATCATCAGCAAATTTATCATGATCAAAATGTTTGTGCATAGTACCTTTTCTGCCATAAAGATTATCCTTAATATCATAAGGAGGATCTAAGTACATAAACAACCCATCATGAATATGATTTTCAAAACAATATTCATATGAATATGAATTGATATGCCAATGAGCAATTATTTCTGAATACTCTGGTAACTTTTCGATACCACGGAGGGAGAAGTTGGAATCTGATGCTTGTTTTGAGAACGAGGAAGACTCAGTGAGACCAGAGAAACTACACTTATTAACAATATAGAAAGCAACTGCCCTTTCGATATCTGTTTTTTTACTGTCATTAATAATGTCCTTTGATTCAATAAAAAGTCCCTTTGCGGAATCTGGATTTGGATGAGTAAGTTTTAACTTCTTTATCTCTGATGATAATTCATCCCCAAACATCTGGAGATTTAACCAAAAATTTATTAATGGTTCATAAAGATCATTAACGGTAATCTTTAAATGTGGGTACAATTTGCTAATGTGTATAGCAACACTTCCACCACCAAGAAATGGTTCACGATATTCTACATACTCTCTAAAATCGGGAAAGAATTGTCCCATCTTAGTACAAGCACGAGATTTTCCACCAGGATATCTAAGAGGAGTCTTTAGTGATTTTCTGCTCATAATTTAAATGCAATTGAATTGCGTTATCAAATTTAGTATAAGTTGGTCCATGCAAGGCACAATACTCATTAAAGGTAATCATCATCTCCTTACGAGTAAGATTACAATGTTTTGCTGCCTGTGGAACATTCCATTTTGCACAGAACAACATCTCCATTGCTTCTCTAGTTTCTGGACGCATCAATAAAATCTTTCATAAGGATTACCACCAACTTGCACTTCAATAGTATCAAAGATTCTATTTAATGAACGAGCAAATCCTCTATATCCAGAACCAACATATAGTTGACCTAATACAACTGATGCTGTTGCTACACCCCAGAAGATGTAATAGAATTTAGATTTTACTTGATTTCTTTGTTTCTCTTTTGTAATCATAATAATTTCATTTTATAATTTCCATTATAGCATAATAAACAACTATTCCAGAAACAGTTCCACTTAATAATAGCATAAGTCCTAAGAAACCGAAACAATTAAGTTTAAACGGTGTCTTTTTCTTCACTCAGATCCTCTATTGTGAATATGCTATAGAGTTCCAATCCTGCTAATTTCATGGCAGTTGTTGCCTCTTCATTCTCTTGTCTATCAACAATAGAAACAACACGTTCTACTTTATATCCAGCATCACGTAATCTTTTTACAGCTTTGATAGCAGAACCACCTGTAGTAATTACATCTTCTAAAACTGTTATTTTAGAACCTTCTGGCAACTCAGGACCCTCTATCCATGCACCTGTACCGTGTCCCTTTGCTTCTTTACGGACAATTAAACCATCAAGTAACCTTTTATCTAAACCAGCAACAACTGCTACTCCAGACACTATAGGATCTGCACCAAGAGTAAGTCCTCCCACTGCTACAGAATCTTTCTCAACATGCTCCAATAACATTATACTAGCAAGAGTTAATCCTCTTCCATTCAAAGTAACTGGTTTACAGTTGACATAATGCTCGCTGGTTTTACCAGAGGAAAGTTTAAACTCTCCTTTCCTATAAGCATTTTCTTTTAATAGTCTTAGTAATTCTTCTTTCATTTTTTTGGGATTTCAAATAAAGTACAGATTAAAACAACTCTTCTTCCTCTGGTTGGTCTTGTCATATAATGACTTCCCTGAAAAAGAATAACATCATGGTTTTTAGGTGAATATCTTTCACCTTCAACAATCGTATCTCCATCACCTTCTAGATACACGAGTAAATTATAATGTTGAAAATCATGATCTATATGTGGTTCAGAGATTTGTATTCCTTCATCAGGATGGATACAATTTGCTGCAGCTCGTAAAAAGAAATACTTATGAAATAAATTATTACTATTAATTATTTCAGATAATACATCTCTACACGCAATATGATATTGAGAACCAACTTGTGTAAATCCACTATCTTCTGGTCTAACTAAAAAAGTATGTCCATAAAAAGGCATATGAATATGTCCAGGTGTATCAGATTCATTTGCATAAGTAGATTGTTGCCAATGCCAATCAAAATTATAATCAAGAACAATATTCCTAAAATTATGATAATTGATTGTACGAGGATTATTGAGAACTTGAATCATTTAAATTCGCATTCAACCATAATTTCAGTTAAACAAGCAAGCATATTTATCTCCTGATCCGCCACAAAAGCCATTTGGTATTGATACTTAGCAATAACCAAAACAGCAGCAGGAATGCTAGTAGAGACCAATGCAGTATAGAGCTTATCATAAATCCTCCTAAAAAGTATATCAATCCCATTGTCGAGATTGGCAACAACCCACTTACGAACTTCAGGGAAGTTCTTTTGTTTTAGACTAGTGATTAAATCATCTACAGCAACATCTGAAAATGCTGCCAAGATACCACTATCTATCTTACCACTAACTGAATATCTTTGACACTCATTTAATATTCTTCTCCAATCAGGGAAATGCTTATTAATAAGTTCAGCAAGTACTTTCTTATCAAACTCAACCCTTTCTTGCTCCAGAATATAACCAAGTCTATTAAAGAAATCTATCGCAATCTTTTGCTTATGTTTAGACTGAATACCGAACTCAACCACAACGCATCTCGAATGGAGGGGTTCAATGATTTTATTTTTGTAATTGCAAGTGAAAATGAATCTGCAGTTTTTGGAGAACTCCTCAATAGACGCTCTAAGGAGGAGCTGTACGTCGGAAGTGGTATTGTCTGCTTCATCGATGATGATGACTTTATGCTTCGACTCGCTTGTAAGAGAGACTGTAGATGCGAAGTTCTTGGCGTTCGTCCGAACAGTGTCAAGAAACCTGCCTTCATCCGATCCATTAATGACATAATAGTCTACTCCTAACTCCTTACAGAGTGCTTTTGCCACAGTAGTCTTACCAACACCTGGCGGTCCTGCAAGAAGCATATTTGGTATTTCACCCTTATTTAGAAAATCACTAAAGGTTTTCTTAATACTCTCTGGGAGAATACAATCTTCAATCTTTTGGGGACGATATTTTTCAACCCAAATAAAGTCACTCATTCTCTAAGTTTATTCAAAATGTGCTTATATGCTTCTACTATATCACCTTTATCGTTTCTAAACAAGTCCTTATCAAAACTTTCTGTTGTTCCTACTTTCCATAACCTGCAACTATCAGGACTTATCTCATCAGCAAGAAGTAAATTACCTTCACTATCATCACCAAATTCTATTTTGAAATCAACTAAATCAAAACCAATATTATAAAATATCTTTATCAAATGACGATTAATTTCTAAAGCAGTTCCAATAAATTCCTCTGCATCATATCCCATTAATTTCATTCTATCATATGTAAGAAGTGGATCATTTTTACTATCATCCTTCAAATGAAATTCAACTAAAGGTGACATTAACAATTTACCTTCTGGTATAGTAGTCTGTCTACAAATAGAACCAGCAGAAATATTTCTCACTATAACTTCAAGGGGAATAATATTCACCTTCTTACATGACATAATCCTTTCAGGGATCATACTAAGATAATGGGTTTTAATTCCTTCTGCTTCTAATTTTTCAAAAATGATAGAAGAAATTTCACAACAGATACGACCCTTATCTTCTATTATTAATTCCTTTTCACCATTACCAGCAGTTACTTTATTCTCATATTGTATAAGAACTTTATCTGGTTCAGACGTAGTAAATACAGTTTTTACCTTCCCCTTTATAATTTCAGTTTTCATCACATACCCTCCTTTTCCAATCAGCATACATTGAACCATACATCATCCCTTCGTGTGATTTTAAATCAGCACCCTCAAGTAATTCTATTTGTCTTTTCGACAATTTATCCCTCATATCTTTGAGATAAGTTTTCTCCCAATTAGGAATATCTTTGATATATTCACGAGAGACTATTCTTTTAGCAATCATGATTCAAATATAGAATGTTTTGAAGTACCAGCATTGGAATTTGATATATTTCCTATACCAGTTTCTTCAGTCTCCGATAATTCATAACTCCAATCTTCTACTACAGTATTTGCCAATAACAAATCACTAAGTTTATACAACTCATCCTCTGCTGTTTCGTAATCTTCTGCCTCAAACCAATAATCAATACACTTACCAATTCGTAATAGATTTGATTTAAGTTTAGGGGCAACTCTATGAGTATTATTCATCACAGCATTACCAGCAGCATCAGATACCGATCCTCTTAATTTTACAAATACAGTTGCTTTAAATTTCATTGTTTAGTAGTATTACTACGAGTTCTGTTTATTATACTAATAAATTTATCTCCTGCAAATGTGCCACCAAGACACACATCAATCTCATCACCATCTTTCCAATTAGTTTCACCATTCATTTTGGTGTGAGTCATTGCTAATTGAATCTTTTCAATTACTTCTTGTGTCAGTCTCACGAATTTCCTCCAAATCATCTAATAGTTGATTGACTTTAATAAGACTATCAAGTTCCATAATCTTATCTGCAATATGTTTTGCAATGTATGGTTCTTCAGATCTTGCTGCAAATGCTAATGCATTACGAAGACTAGAAATAGCTTCTGATACACTATCTTCTACTTGTTTAGATACTTTCATTATCCAAATGTTGAATCAGGTTCAAGTGCAATAAAATACTTCAAATTATACTGACTATTAGTGAATTGTGATAGTAATTTACTTGATACTACTACATCATATGATCCAGGAATAATTTTAATATTCTCAACTTTAAAGTTGAATACAAACTCCTTATCAGTTTCACCTACAACAACAGAATAACTATTTGATGTATCATTCTTCTTATCACGAACAACAAGTTTAACAACACCTGCCTCACCAATTACAGAGAAATCTGGTAATTGATATACTGCTGCTGCCTTAAGTAACCTATCTAATGACTGACTCTCTAATTGAAAATGAACATCTTCTGATGGAAGTGTAATCTCTTTCTCAGGTGGAGCAATAATAACTTGAGGATCTGCAAAGAAATACTTTGCTCTACGCTTACCCTCACGAATATTAAGATAAGTATCATTCTCAAAATCTAAATCAGGATCTTGATGAAGACTCAATCCATTAAGGAATTGATTCAAATCATAGATACCAAATTCACGAGGAAAATCTTCTTCAATCTCTGCTTCTGCAAGAATATTTTTTGCAACTGAAATAGTACGCAACTGATTTCCTTTCTTTACAAGAATAGAATTATTAACACCAGCAAAGTTTTTGAGAATGGTTAATGTTTTGTCCGATAAATTCATAGTAATGTTTTCACGCAATTTCATATTTAAGGCATGTTATGATCGATGTTTCCAGATGTCATGGAAGGTTTTCCGTAATGCTCATCGAAATGTAAGAGTAGCATAGCATAATGAATAACTTTTAGCAAGTCTTTCTTATTCTTCCCATCTTTACTTCCATAGCGACTACCATACTTAAGTATGTTTGCTTGACAGAAATCAGATGCAAGATCTCTAGATGCCATTAAGTCTATTGTCTGAACATTACGATACTCATGTTTAGTACCTGTATAATGCCCATTATAAGTACGTGATACATACTCTTCTACATCTTGGAGTATCTCCTTTTCATGATACTTGTTCCTACTGTCTGTCATTTTCTTTTCTAATTCCTCCTTATAGAATTCTTGCTCGTACCCACTATTGTATGGTGAATTTGCATGTATATTTAGATTCAACTCTTCAAAAGAACCAAGAGGGGTTGAATCGAATCCCTCATGTTGACCGATACTTACACCAGTAATATAATCTGGTGGATATTCTGTAATACCAGTAGCATCATCAGTCATAGGTTTTCCCTGTGCTAATTGTTTTTCTTTCCACTCTTTAAGATTTGCTGCTTCGTCTTCAGGTCCGTACATTTCGTCGTAAAGTAAACTCCAAGAATTAACCATATTCAAATAAGAAATCGTTAACTAAACTTTCTGCTTTATCTTCACCAAACTTACCTTTTAGATATCCTGATACAGGATCAAGTCTAGTCATATAAGCATCAAAGTCTTTATACTCACTAGTATCAGTACCAGTGGGTTTTTCTAATTCTAGCATATCTTTGTACTTAGTCAAGTATTCCTTAAATGTAGATAGATAAGCATTTACTTCTTCCATCTTACAATACCTAACAAAAATATTCTCTGAGAAATGATTACCCATCTCAAAAAATCTATAATCCTTTTCTGCTTTAGGTAAACCCTCTACAGAAAACAAATAATTCTCTACAGGATGTTGATAGTCAAATACTATTATGACCCTGTTTTCGTTAAATCCCATAAGATCCATACCAAAACAGGGAAGGTTACTCCCAGTCTTTGGATAGATGATGTTGTTGTAAATACAAGTTTTCTCATTCCAGATTTCTACCTCTCTAGATTTAATTATATAAGGATGAGTGTATGTTTTAGCAGTAAGATAAGTTTTCTTACTTTCCCAATTTGCCCAGACACTACCAACCCCATTGTGAAGGTCGATAGTGTCATGCAATACATCCTTATACTCTTTCCACAGATTCATTCTTATCTCCAGTGTTTAGGTTAAAATCAGCATCTACCTTATCATATAATTCAAGGAATGCTTGCTTAGTCTCATCGTCAAAACGATTTATACAAACTTCAATTGCCTTCTCTTTCTTACCAAAGATAGAAAATGCACGAACAATGTGAACCAATCTACGAGTGCTGATGATCTCTTCGATACCACCATCATAGAATGTTTTACGAATGATGTCACCCCAATCAACCAATCTCTTACAGAAGTCGGTATCAGTAACACCCAACTTAGCAGCAACTCCACCTAAGATTTTAGATTCTACTGAGGGGGTAGGATACTCTTGCTCAAAGGTAACTGGGAATCGCTCAAGGAAGGCTTCATTAAGCACATTAGTTCCAATGAATCGTCCATCGTCTGAACCTTTACCCTTAGTATTTGCGGTAGCGATGACGTTGAATCCTGCTGCTGGTTTAATGAACCGTCCAATTTTCTTAAGAAAAATTCCATTTCCTTCAAGTATGCTCTGAAGGCAGAGAATCTTGTTTGATGCAAGGTCGATTTCATCAAGAAGCAATATTGCACCTCGTTCGAGTGCTTCAATGACTGGGCCATTGTGCCATACGGTTTCGCCATTAACAAGACGGAAACCGCCAATAAGATCATCTTCATCAGTTTCTATTGTAATGTTTACACGAATAAGTTCTCTTTTCAACTGAGCACATGCTTGTTCTACAGAGAATGTTTTACCATTACCAGATAATCCAGTAATGAATGATGGATAAAATTGCTTAGATTTGATTATACTTCTAACGTCATTGAATGAACCAAACTTGACAAAAGTATCATCAACTTCAGGAACCAAATTTCTTTCTACAACTGGTTCTACTGAAGGTGCAGCATATGAATTCTCAATTTGATCTACTTTTTCTTGAGTTATTTCTAGATTCCACTTACCTTTAGATACTTTATATTTCTGTATTTTCTTAGTTACTGTTGAATAACCTATGTCATTCATAGCACAAAATGCTTTAACGTCAGCAGCAGTAAATTCTGATCCGTATGTACTTCTCAATCCATCAATTGCTTGCTGCTCTGTCATCTTAAGTTCAAAAGTCATGATGTAAGTGATTTATTTATATACGTAGTATACCAATAAAAAAGGGGGTGTAGTACCCCCAGTAGACACTTATTTAATTGGACTAGTCCAGTTTAACTTTATTCTTTTCTATATGTGTTTGAAGTTCAACAACCAACTTAGAATGAGAAAGTCTCTTATCCAATTCAATACCAACACCTCTACCTATCTGTTCTAATTCATCCTTAGACTTCTTAAAGAGTTCTTCCTTTAAAGGTGCTGCTTTAGAAACAACTGGTGCTGGTTTAGGAGGAGCAGGTGGTTTTTCTGCTACTGGTGCTGGTGCTGGTGGTGTAGCAGCAGGTGCAGTCTTCCCACCAAGCAAATCTCCAAATTTTGACATGTTTTTACTTATTACTATATGGGTATTTATCAAGCAACAAGTTCTACAAACTCACCAAGAATCTTCTTATTCATCTTTTTGGTTTTAAGTGATTTAACAAATGCTCTTTTGATTTGTGCTTTTGTTGCATCTTGTTGTACCTCAAACTCATCATCATTAGATAATGCACTTGAGCACAATCCAAAGTAAGTATGATATCCAGCATCTTTAATAGAGAATGCTCTATCTTTTTTCCATACACTCATTGTTCTCTCATATCTGTCATCTTCATATCCAGTATATCTGCGAACAAATTGTCCAGCAGCACGAGATTCCATGACACGAATTCCAATGAAATTAGTATTAGGAAAAGTTTGTCTCAAATCAGTAAGAAGTAAACCAGTTACATCTGCCCAATGTCCTAAGTCTTGACAAGAATAAGTATATCCAGTCTTACGATTCCTTAAGTAGGAATTATTACTAATGTAAGCACTACCCAAAAATGGTTCGTCTTCCCACTTACGATCAAATTCTTTACTGTATCTTAATGGTGCTGCTTCACCATCAGTCAATACCACACATTGAACCTTTTGAAGGTTATTCTCTTTTTGAAACTTTGGAAGTATTTGATGAAGAGCAACTAATGTTTCATTTAATGGTGTTCCAGAAAGATTCATTCCAAGAGGGAATCCATATAATCCATAATCTCTACTATAACATCTAGCAGAAAGACGGAAGATATGCTTCATATGCTCTTCCAATTCTTTTCCCTTTACTTTACTTGTAAACAAATTCATCAAGGAGAATGTTGATTCAATAATTGCAACTCCTGCTTTCTTTTCATATGCTGAAATCATTTGATGATGATGATCTACATTTCCTCTAGGATACTCATTTGTAAAAGCATACACTTCAAAAGGAATATTTACCTTCTTACAGAACCATAATAGATTATAAAGTTGCTTAACTGTATCATGAAGAACATGCTGCATAGATCCACTCCAATCAAGAATGAATATCAATCCATGATTTTTGCCATCAGCAAGAGTAGTTACTTTCTTAAATAAATCTTCATTGTACTTGTAAGTATGAAGTTTAGTGCAATCCAATACTCCAGTTCTAGCAGTAGTAGCACGAGCATATGAATCAGCAGACTTCTTACACTCAAACTCTTTTACAAGATAATTTACTTCTTTCTGAGCACTTCTTTTAAACTTAATAAAATCAGCATCTACTACTTCAAATCTCTTTTCAAAAGTTTCCAAATAACTGGGATTTTCTATCATATCATAACGATTCTTGATACCCTCAAATTCTTCTGCCCAATAAGTTTTCATGTTGTCATGAATTTCTTTATTAGAAATAATAACATTATCTAAATCAAGTTCTGGCAATTCAAAGTAACTGCTTTCTTCTGCACCGATATTAGTTAAACCTTTAAGTGCATCTGCTAATGAATCAGCAGTCTCTACCTCTAACTGATCACTACCTAAATCAGCACCAATTGTACCACCAGTTTTACCACCTTGTTGTGCAGTTCCACCAAATGATTCTTCTTCTTTTGGTTCCTCAGAATCTTCAAGTTCATCTTCAATACTTCCACCCTCATTAGAAATCTCTTCACCACTATCTCCTTTACCTTCACCACCACCAGTTATAGACTCAACATTTGCTTCCATCTCTTCTTTTTGCTTCTTCTCTAACTCCTGCTGGCAGTACTCAAATAATGCCTTAGAAGCAACTAATACTTCATCAAATGTTTCACAATGATCTATGTTAGTTACATGAACCATTTCCTCAACAGTAAATTTAATATCTAAGAAATTACCTATCTTGAAATATAGATTAACCTTGTCAGCAAGGTTCATTTTATTAACATCCACACCTTCTACATCAAAGAAATCCTCATCAGATAGTTCATGGTATCCATTGTAGAATGTCTTTGAGATACCAGCATATCTACGCTTCATCAATTTCTCAATTCTTACATCCTCAACAATATTCACGAATGATTGGTTGAGTCCAATCCACTCAGGTTCTGTAAACCAATCTCTATCAGGTGTATAAAGAGCATGTCCTACTTCATGACTTACAAGCATGTCATATACATTATTGCTTGCTCTGTCCCACTGTGGAAGAGTTAAGACACGAGTATGAACATTAAATGCTGCTGTTTCTACTTTCTTATTTTCTACAATTAAATCTTCTGTCGCAAGGAGTTTAGCAAGTTGTGATTTGATTTCGTGCTTTACTGTCATTTGCTTTTGTGTTCGATATACCTATAATACTAGAAAACCGCCTCTTTGGGGCGGTTTGTAGACGGTTTATCAACTGTCTACGTCTTTCTCTTGCAGCACGTAGAGCTTGTGGTTTAAGTTTTCGTTTCGCATCCTTCTTGGAATGATGCTGCCAGTTTGGTGTTGTCATTACTCGTGAGCATCTTTTGCTACTATACGTGAAAATCCTTTAACTTTATCAAACCTTGTGACACTATCAAATTTGTCATACAAGTCTGTTTTATGAGATATAACAAAGATATTAGCATCCTTGATAACAAACCTAATAATCTTAAGAAACTCATCCGTTCCAAAACCATCAAGAGAACTATCAAACACTTCATCCATAATAAGAAGATTAGTATTCACAGAGTTCTTGACTCTGGCAACTTCTCTCCATGTAAAGAGTAATGCCAAATCAATTCTCATCTTCTCACCTTCACTAAATGAAGCATATGAGAAATCTTCGTGAATCGGTGATTCTACAGTTTCATTAAACTCTTCATCAAGTCTGAAATTAATATAAAAATCCATCTTCTGCAGATAACGGTTTACCTGCTGATTAATAAATGGAAGATACTTTTTAATAATCTTCGTCTTCACACCATCATCCTTAAGTAAGGAATAGGCATAATCGTGATGAATTATTTCTTCTTTTTTAAAAGCTAAATCTTCTGTGGTTTTTTCTAAGGTTTCTTTAAACTCAGCTAACTTCTCATGTTCAATATTTCTGTTCTTAAGTTGTTCGGTAATAGTTTGAACTTCTGATTCCAGTTCTCGTATCTGTCTCTGGTTGATAGAGATTCGAGTATTGTTTTGAGAAATGTCATGGTTGAGTTTAGTAATCTCCTTTGTTAGTTTGATAAAATGACGTTCTCGTTCTTGTTCTGTTTTGATGCTTTCTTCGAGTTCCTTAAAACCCTTCTGTAGCTCCCTTGCTTTAGTTTGAACGTCATCAATTTTATTTAACCGAAATGATTCTTCTATAGATTGTGTACATGTAGGACATACCGTATTATCCGTGAAAAACTTATGTTCCTTAGTAATTGTTGCTACTTTTTGAGTAATTTTACCCTTAAGGTTATTAAGTTTTACTAATTTTTTATCTGCACCAATAACTTCTTCCTGTTCTTTTGTAGCATCTTCTATATCTGCTTCTATCATTCCATTTTTTTCAATATGAGTATCATTCTCTATCGTTAACATTTTAATCTTATCATCGTTAATCTTAATACTATTTTTACCCTGCTCCTCTAACTCTTTGATAAAATTCTTTTGCATAGACATCTTATCATTAACATTCTCTTTCTTCAAATCAAGAGACTTAACTTGATTTCTCTTCTCTCTCAATTCCTCTCTAAGAATATTATTCATTGCAGAGAAAATACGAATATCCAAAAGATCTTCAATAACCTCTCTACGATTAGTACCAGTCAATTGCATGAAAGGAACAAAAGTGCTGCTACCCAAGATCACAATTTGAGTAAATGATTTGTAATTTAATTTTAATATACTTTCTTCAAGCAAACGTTGCATTGCTCTATCATCTGCTTCCTTATTCAGTTCTACACCATTCTGAATAATATCAAATATATTTGGTTTTATACCTCTACGAATAATATAATCTCGATTGTTAATAACTAAACTTATTTCAACTACTGCTTCTCTTTCATTAGTCGTATTGACTAATTGAGACTTATTAATTTTTCTAAATGGTTTATTAAAAAGAACAAATGTAAGAGCATCCAATACAGTTGATTTTCCAGCACCATTCGTACCAACTATTAAATTGGTTGAGTGTTCTTGAAAATTGACTTCTGTATATTGGTTTCCCGTGCTCAAGAAGTTCTTCCACTTAATCTTTTGGAAGGTTATCATTAGATCTAGGTGGTATCACAATGTCGTTAGGAGTTATTATAGCATACTTATAATTATACATCCTACACGTCTTAATTGCAACCTTTCCATCAACTTCCACAACTGCCATCTCTGCCTCATCCTGCTCTTTCAATTGCATTGCATATCTTTCTGCATCATCTTCTTGCTCAAATAGAAACAATACCTTATCTCCACTAGAGTCTTCGACTGCAAATGCACCCTCGTCCTTATGTTCTTTAAGTGATAGAAGAAACATTATTCTACTTCACATGCCTGTGAATAAATTTTCCTAAGTATTCCTTTAATGATTGATTTGTCACAATCAATTTCAGATTCATCAATATAACGATTTAAAATCGAAATAGTGTTCTCTGTTTCTTCAACTTCAAAGTCATCATTTCCTTGAATATTAAAATTTTCAACTATTTTTAATTCTTGAACACCAATAGCACTTAATTTATCTATAAATTTTTCAAACTCTTTCTGGTCGGTTTTCTTCTTTACAATAACTTTTACAATTTTACCCTTATATTCTGTAGCATTGAATAACTTATGATTGGTATCATCATAATAAACATTATAAAAAAGTCTATATGGATTATTAACTGGTGTATGTTCTAAGGTTTCAGTATCAAAGATATGAAATCCCCTATCATCCTTCACATCATTCCAGAACATTTCATATGGATTACCAAGATAATAAATCTTACCATCCGTGGAACGTGTATGATAATGTCCAGAATATACCTTTTCAAATTTATCAAAGTATTTGATATCCATACCATCTTCCATCATATGTCCACGGGTTGCTTGGAATCCATTAAGTTCCAAATGTCCCATAGCAATCTTTGCTTTAGATTTTTGAATAGCATCAATACTTATCTTTTCATTCTCTTGATTAATCCAAGGTACAAGTAATATTTTTAATCTACCAAGTTTTATTTCCTGAGTCTCTGGATATATTATTACATTATCATATTCTTTCAATAACAAACTAACTGAGCTGACATCATTAGTATTCTTATAGTAAATATCATGATTACCAATCACTGTATGAATAGTGATACCCATTTCTCTAAGAGGATCAAAGTAATTAACCTTTGCCCACTCTAATGATGATATATCAATGTTTCTACGATTGTCAAAGGTATCACCCATGTTTACAATAGTAGTAATTTTATGTTCTTTCAGGTATGGAAAGAAAACATTATCATAAAACTTTTTGAAATAATCATGAAAGAATTTGGAACTTTTACGAGCACCAAAATGTTGATCAGTTATAATTGCTACTTTCATTACTTACGCATTGGAACTTCAATAGTCCATGATGGTGATTCTAATTTAACCATCTTAAATTGCTTCCTATTCTTTTCCATCTCAGTTAACTGTGCTTCACGTCCAGGTTTAGGTTCTATATCACCATACTTTGTTTCATCAAAATATAAAAATCTTTTAATAGCATCATCAGTAAGTTGACATAATACATTCCAAGTAAGAGATGATCTCATTTCAAGTGCTATTTCATCAATATCATTTTCATCAAGAAACTCACCTTTGTTTATTTGTTTAGCAAAATCTCCATGCTGAGTTAAAAGTTTAGCTCTTTTCTCTACCAACTTATTAAAGTTAATAGTAACCTTTATGTCGTCGTCAATTGCCATTGTCATCTATTGGAGGATTTGTATTGAATGTTATCTTTAATTGTATTATAATCAGAACTACTACCAGATAAAGCGGTATCATCTACCATCATAACTTCATCAAATCCAGTCCTTTCTATAATCTTTGTTTTAATTTCTAACTGTTTTTTCTCTTTCTGTATTCTACGTAAGAAAGCATAGTGAATAATCTGAGTGAAATATGCAAAAGGATTCTTAGACTTTTCAGGATCGAAATTATGAATATATTGAACACAGTTCTCAATACCATCAGAAATCATATCTTCCCTAAACATATAGTTTACGAAATTTGGTTTATATGATAAATGAGTAGCAATCTTTAAAAAGCATTCACCAAGATAGTTTGTAATTCTTGGTTTTGGTAAATCATTTTCTTTTGCATGAGCAACTTTTGCCCTATAAACAATTAATGCCTCTAAAAGTTGTTTATTATTTACATAGTGTTCAGACTTTTTCCTAACCATAACATTATTTTATTGTTATTTAATGTTGATTCTATTATAGCATACTTTTGGGGCTTGACAAGGTATCCAAATATCAGTAGAATAACTCTGTCAGGAGTGAAGGGAAAATATTAGCTTTCTTTTTTATCTTTTTTAATCTTATAGACTCCTTCAAGATACTTACGGGCATCGTCTACAGTTGATATATATCCCATCTTATTTGTCAATTTACTTTTAACATCATTTCTGTGAGTTTTATTAACTTCACCTATTTGATTAATATCATATCTTTCATCTTCAAGATAGTTATTATAGATGTTAATTACAGAATTATCTTTTATCTCAGTAACAGTTATAACTTTATCCCATCTAATTACTATAGGATCATCACCAGGAATATTCATCCAAGTTTTTACTTTTACAATAGAACCCTCTGGTGTTGATACCATTTTCATAGTTACTGGACTCTGTAGCATAATAAGAGGATTATCAGTACCTTCCTCAACAGATACTACTGAGAACAGTTCTTCTCCGCTAACTAATTTTATTGATGCGTAGAATTCATTATCCATTTAGTTTTTAAGAGGTACTGTTACTATGTCATAATTAAAATTCTCTTCATTATAAACTTTAATACGTTCAATTAAATGATTGAGGGTGTAATTTTTTCTAGATTTATAAGTAATATCATCAGCAATATCATATAACGTTGCTTTTGTTTTATTATCTCCTTTTCTTAGGACTCTTCCGATAGATTGGAGATTTCTAATTCTAGACTTAGACGGAGAAGCAAAAATGACGTTATGAAGATTTTTAATGTTAATTCCTGTGGAGAAAGTTCCATAAGATGCAATAATTATAGCGTTATTTTCACGTTCAGTGATTTCACGCACTTGTTCTCTACTTTCAGTATCTACACCACCATGCACAAAGAATACCTGGCGACTTTCAATAATGTTACTATTATTTATTAAATTATATAACGGTTCACCATGTCCTTCTACTCTAGCAAATAATATGAGTGTATTACCTTTTAAATCTAAAGCAAGATTTTTAATAAAGTTATTTCTACGATTGTGTCCAATTATATACTGAACTTCTTCTTCAAAGTTTTCAAATTTATTCGGTGGGTGTTTCAATAGAAGCACATTGATATCCAGTTTGGCAAGATGCCCTTTCTTCATTAGCTCGTCAGTTTTTATGATCTTATAGGAAGGACCAAACAATCCCTCAAGAACCCATTTATGTGTTTGTGTTCCATCAAGTGTGCCAGTAAATCCAAACCTATATTTGGCATCACTAAGTTTTGTCATTATAGATATAAGTGATTTCGATTTAAACTGGTGAGCCTCATCCCCCACCACAACAGAGAATCTCTCAAAATATTTTCGGGGAAGTTTGTAGATTGATTGCCAGGTAGTAATGATGACTTGAGAGTCCGTCTCTCTTTCTTTACCTGCGTATATCTTGTGACAAAATGAACCAACATCCCATCCATAGTCTGCAAAGTCTTTATACATTTGCTCTACGAGCGAAGTCGTTGGAACAACTATCAGAGTACTTTTCTTATTTTCAACGTAATATCTCACAATCGAGTATATCATCAACGACTTTCCTGAAGCAGTTGGAGATATCAACAATTTTCTATTATGTCGTAAGGCATCGTATACTCCATCAATCTGGTATGATCTGGGTTGATGGCGACAAATAGCACTCATATAATCCTTTACACCTTCTTTGGATATACCCTCATTTACTTCAAAGGGTAATCCGTAATGTTTATTATCTCTAAATTCGTACTTATAACCGTGATCTTTACAAAATTGTATAACTCTATCTAATAACCCAATATATATTTCTCCAGTCTGAGTATTAAATAATCTTATCTTACCATCCCAAAATTTCTTTTTATATGCAGGTGAAAACTTTGCACCAGGTACTTCAAACGTAAACTGATCCGCTAACTCATAATAAACATGAGGTTCTGCTTGAACACGCAAAAATACCTCATTCTTTTTTGATATAACCAAATGTGACATGACATAGTGTTCATATAGAGATATTTAGTAAGATACCAAAATGCTAAATAAATTAGTTTGACCAAAATCAATGACAAGCTTGATTGAACCAAAGAAATATACCAAGACACTGGAGCGT